GTTGATATTTTACCGGCTGTCATTCAGGCGGACTTGGCGACCCACATTGCCGATACATCCGCTGCCCACAGCGCCTCGGCCATAGCTATCGCCGATGCAGGCGGTTATACGGAACAGACCACCGTCGAAGCGGCGCTTCAGGAAATTTATCCCAAAGTACCGGTCGCCATCGCCGATCCGGGAGCATCGGGGGCCATCCCGGTGACCAAGTCCGGCTCGGTCGCCATTACCACGGCCGCCGCGGAAACGCGGACAATCGCTATTCCCGGCAAGGCTGGGATAACCCTGGCGCTGTCTCTCGACGTGGACGGCGGTGATTGCACGATCACAGTGGCGGCAGCAATCAACCAGGCCGGAAACAATACCATTGTCATGGGCGATGCGGGAGACATCATTGTGCTCATGGCTGTGCAGAAAGCCGGTGCGTTGGTCTGGCGCGTGCTGGTGAATGACGGCTGCACGCTGTCCACGGTGTAACTAAATAAAAAAACAGAACAAGGGGTTGCAACCCCTTGTTCGTCAAACAAAACGAAAAGGAGGATACAATCCATGTTAGTGAATAAAGCAACCATCGCGGCGGTCTTTGTCAGCTTGAAGACCACCTTTAATAACGCGTTCGACGCGGCGCCCAGCCAGTGGCAAAAAACGGCCATGCTGGTGCCGAGTGGTTCCAGTCAGAATGATTACGCCTGGCTTTCCGCATTCCCCAAAATGCGCAAGTGGATTGGCGACAAGGTTATCAAGGCACTGGAAGCCTTCAAATACACCATCGTCAACGATGATTTTGAGGCAACCGTCGAGGTTGACCGCAACAACATCGAAGATGACACCCTCGGCATTTACAAGCCGCAGGCGGAGATGGCGGGGTTCAGCGCCCGGCAGTTGCCGGATGAAATCGTGGCCGATCTGAAAAACAACGCCTTCGCCAACAAGTGTTATGATGGCCAGTATTTTTACGACACGGATCATCCCGTGGGAGAAGCCAAAACCTCCACGTCCAATAAAGGCACCGCCGCCCTTTCCGCGGCTACTGTGGCCGGCGCGAAGGCTTCGTATGGCGCAGCCCGTACAGCCATTATGAGTTTCAAGGACGACGAAGGCCGGCCTCTCGGGTTGGTTCCGAACGTCCTGGAAGTGCCGCCAGCGCTGGAGGAAGTCGGCCGGATGCTCTGCACTTACGACAAGCTGGAAGATGACAAGCCCAATCCCTATAAGGGTACTGCCGAACTGGTCGTTAATCCCCGGCTGACATCGACTACCGCCTGGTTCCTGCACTGCACGCAGATGCCGGTGAAGCCGTTCATTTATCAGGAACGTAAAGCTCCGGTTTTTGTCGAGCAGACCAATCCCGAGGCGGATGACGTATTTAACCGCAAGAAATTCAAGTTCGGCGCGGAAGCTCGCGCGGCCGGCGGTTATGCCTTCTGGCAGATGTCTTACGGCAGCACCGGGTTAGGTTAAACATTATTCTGTAGGGCGCGGTCCCCGACCGCGCCTTGCAGCGGATATACAGGGAGGAAAACATGATCAGAATCACAGCCAAGCAGGACGGCTTCCGGCGCGCCGGAATGGCGCACACCAAAGAGCCGAAAGAATATCCGGACGGAAAATTCACGCGCGAGCAGATGGCCGCGCTGAAGGCGGAACCCATGCTGATTGTAGAAGAAATTGAGGTCCCGGCCGCACCAGCCGGAAGAGTGGCCACAGGCAAAGGGAGAGGGAAGTAATGTATAGCACACTGGCTGACATCAAAAAGCTGCTGCCGGAGGAAACCATCATCCAGTTGACGGACGATGAGAACCTCAAGCCGGCAGCAATTGACCCGGCAAACTCTGCCCATGCGGCGATCATTGGCCGGATCGATGAGGCCATCGAAACAGCGGATAGCGAGATTGACGGGTACTGCGGCGCTAAATACACCGTGCCATTTGCCGACGTGCCGAGAGTGATTACGGGGCTGTCGGTCGAGATTGCGATTTACTATCTGTATGCCCGGCGCACCGTGCCGGAGAGGATTGAGAAACGCTACGACAAGGCTGTGGCACGGCTCAAAGACATCTCACGCGGGACACTGACACTGGGCATCGATCCGCCACCGGCGCCCACATCAGCAGGCGGCGCCGAGTCGAATACGCCTGTTCCAGACCGAATCTTTACGCGCGATAAAATGCAGGGGTTTTAGATGCTGACTGACATTGAAGAAAAAATAGTTGCCCGGCTCCAGGCGAAGATTACCGAGCCGAAGCACGTGAACATTGACGAAGCGCACAATGCGCTTTCCGTGCCGTCCATAGACGTTATTGCCGCCGGCGGGCAATTTCAGCGAGTTGCGCAGAATTACAAGCTGGCGGCCAGCGTGTTTGTCATCGTCACCTTCCAGCACCTGCGGAGCGTGCAAGATCGGCGTAAGGGAGTTTATCCGCTGCTGGAGGCAATTGTCGCTTCCCTGCTCGGCCAGACCCTGACGCTGAAAATAGATCCCTTGGCGCCCAAGCGGCTGGAGAATATCACCGAAAAGGAAGAGGCCGAAGACGGCAAGATCATTTTTCAAATCGAATTTGAAACGGGGTTCATCATCAACAAGCTGTCTGACGCTGAAATCAACGATCTGGTGACCATCGGCCTGAATTATTATCTGAAGCCAGGCGATGCGGTAGTTGACGCCACAGACGAAGTTATCACCACTGAAGGGTGACAAGATCACCATAGACGCAACATAAAGGAGGAAAGAGCAATGTTAGTCCAATCGAAACCGGGCGCCAGGTGCCCGCAGGAAGGGAAGCCCCGGCAATACATCGACGACAAGACACCTGTAGAGGCGCCCGATAGCGCCTATTATCGCAGGCTGATCGCTGAAGGCTCGCTCGTCGTCGTGTCGGCGGAAACTAAAACCCAACGTAGGGCGGGCGCCCCGAGCACGCCAAAAAAGGAGGAATAAATAATGGCTTCAAAAAACATTTCATTTGATTCAATCCCGTCCAGCATCCGCAAGCCCGGCAAGTATCTGGAGTTTAATACCAAACTGGCGGTGCGCACATTGCCGCAAAACAAGCAGCTGATGTTGATTGTCGCGCAAAGACTGACCACCGGAACGGTCGCGGAGTTAATTCCGACACAGGTCTTTTCCGATGCGGAAGCGGCGGCCTATTTCGGCGAGGGTTCTATCGCGCATCTGATGGTCAGAGCGGCCATTAAGGCCAACGCCTATCTGGACCTGACCGTTTGCGCGCTGGATGATTCCGCATCAACTCCGGTTGCCCGCGTTCACACCCTGGTCATCGCCAACAATGCTACGTCCAGCGGCACACTGACACTATATGTCGGCAACGTCCGCTACCAGATCGGCATTGCCACGGATGATACACCGACTATCATCGGCACAGCCCTGAAAGCGGCCCTGGATAATGATGCATCCCTGCCTTTTACGGTAGCGCATACCACGGGGACGCTGGTATTTACCGCCAAAAACAAGGGCACGGTCGCCAACCAGATTGATTTTGAGGCCACCGTTACAGCCGGAGCCGTTACTGCAACGTTTACCGCCACCACGGCGGGATCGGTTGATCCGGATATTGATGACGCGCTGGATGCCGTATTTGCCAAAGACTATGATATTGTTGCCAGTCCGTTTAATGATGCAACCTCACTGGCGGCGCTGAAAACTCATCTGGATAGTATCAGCGGCCCGATGGAACAGCGTCCCTGCACAGGTGTTTTCGGCTACGACGGAGTACTGGCCGATTGCACCACACTGACCGGCAACGTCAATTCCGGCCGCATTTTGTGCGCCTACCTGCGCGGCACCAAAAGCCCCGCGTATGAAATCGGCGCGGCAATGGCGGCAGTCATGGCGTTTGAGGAAGACCCGGCCCGCCCGCTCAATACGCTGGCGCTTACCGGTATCGCGGCTCCGCCGGTCGCCAGCCGCTTGTCGCGGACGGAACAGGAAACCCTGCTGTATAACGGCGTCACGCCGATTGAAGTCGGCCCCGGTGAAGTCAGTCAGATCGTCCGTGCCGTCAGCACCTATATCCACGATGCCCAGGGCATTGACGATGTATCGCTGCTGGATATCACAACCATCCGGACGCTGGATTATGTGCGCCTGGCCATCCGCACCAGGGTGGCCCTGCGCTTCCCGCGAGAAAAACTTTCCAGCAAAACTCCGGAAGCGGTGCGGGATCAGATCCTTGACGTTCTCTATCAGTTACAGGACTTAGAAATTGTCGAGGAAGTGGAAGCCAATGAGGACGGCGTCATCTGCGAGCGCGATTTGCAGGATGTCAACCGGCTCGACGCCAAGATACCCGTGGATATTGTCAACGGCTTGCATGTCTTCGCCGGCCGGATTGATTTGTTACTATAATGTAGGGATTGTTCCCCGAACAATCCGCCAGACGGCGTGGTCGGGGAACGCGCTAACGGAAGGTAGGGATCGTTCCCCGAACGATCCGATTGGCGGCGCGATTGGGAATCGCGCCCTACTCTAAACAAGGAGGAAACAATGTCAGAATTATATGTGAGCCAGGTGCTTCTGGAAATCAACGGAAAATCCATCACCGACTTTAAGGCGGTAACGGAAGGTGAGCGCGAGCTTTATGGCACCGTGAAATTGATGAATACAACGGGGCATATCAGCAAACAGCAACGCCCAACGGTCAAATTGGATTATGTGGTTCCGTCCGATACGCCGGAATTTAATTTTTCCGATGTGAAAGGCGGCACCATCACCATTGACTATCAGAACGGCACGCGGAGAAAATATACCGGCGTCTATACGACCAAGATCGGCGAGGCCAAATTCGATGGTGAAAATGAGGTCACTAAGACTATCGAGTTTTCCGCCAAAGCGGTGAAATAATTAAATCTGTCATTCCGGCGAAGGCCGGAATCCAGGAATGACGAAAAGGATAAATTATGATTACAGA